ATATGTCTAAAGCATATGATGCTAAGATTTCACCATCAGAAGGAAATTATTATAAAACCATTATTGCTGCAAATTCACAATATATTTTTCCTGGGTTTGCTCCAGTTGGTAGTCCTTCTAAATTCTTAACAGTATCAGGATTTTCAAATGCATCCGATACTACTTGGGGTCTAGATGCACAAAACAATACATTTAATGTAATTGGTGCAACAACTTACAACTTAATTGGTGGTAAAGATTATTCTGGAACTAATAATATTGGTGGTTATTCAATTTCTTTAACAAATGTTGTTAGTGGATATAGAAACTTCACAAATCCAGCAGAATATCAAATCAACTTCTTAATTAATGGTCCTTCTGGTGGTACTACAATTTATGAATCACAAGCAAAAGCAAATGAATTAATTGCAATTGCAGATGTTCGCAAAGATTGTATTGCTGTAATTTCACCACATAGAGCAGGTGTTGTTAATGTAGCAAATTCTGATACTCAAACTAATAATATTGTTAAATTCTTTGACTCATTAGCATCATCATCTTATGCAGTATTTGATACTGGTTACAAGTATGTTTATGATAGATTTAATAATCAATTTAGATATATTGCTTGCAATGCTGATGTTGCAGGATTGATGGCTAGAACATCAATTAATAATTATCCTTGGTTCTCACCTGCTGGTGCAAACAGAGGAGTATTAAATAATGCAGTTAAACTTGCATATAATCCTTCACAAGCACAAAGAGATACTCTTTATCCAAAGAGAATTAATCCAATTATTTTCTCTCCTGGTGCTGGCATTATTCTCTTTGGTGATAAGACTGCACTTTCATATACTTCGGCATTTGATAGAATTAACGTTCGTCGTTTGTTCCTCACACTTGAATCATCAATTGAAAAAGCAGCAAGAGCACAACTCTTTGAATTTAATGACACAATTACTAGAGCAAACTTTATCAATATCGTTGAACCATATCTCCGTGATGTGAAGTCAAAAAGAGGTATTACTGATTTTGTTGTTGTGTGTGATGAGTCAAACAACACTCCAGCTGTTATTGATGGAAATCAATTCAAGGCTGATATTTACATTCAACCTGCAAGATCAATCAACTTTATTGGATTGACTTTTGTTGCTACTCGCACAGGAGTCAGTTTTGAAGAAATTATCGGTACTGTTTAATCAACGAGGTAAAAAACAATGGCAGACACTCCTGGAAAAGCAACTGGTGGCGGAATTTCACCAGGTTCAAGAACCCTAAATGACTTCAAAAATAGAATTTCTGGAGGTGGAGCAAGACCTAACCTCTTTGAATGTGAAATTAATTTTCCAACAGATATAATTTCGTCAGATGATACTGCTACATCAGTACCAGAAAAAACTAGATTTTTGGTTAAAGCAGCATCATTGCCTGGTTCAACAATCAATGTAATTGATATTCCTTTTAGAGGAAGAAATTTGAAAATTGCAGGCGATAGAACATTCGATCCTTGGACGATTACTATAATCAATGATGTTGATTTTAGTATTAGAAATGCATTTGAAAAGTGGATGAACTATATGAATAAGCACGAAGACAATTCAGGAGAATTAGATCCTGTTAATTATCAAAAGGATATGAAAGTTTATCAACTTGGTAAAGCAGGAATTACCGCAAATGGCATGAAAACCAATGGGAATATGCAAATTCTCAAAGCTTATCAATTTTATGGAATGTTCCCAACTTCCATTAGTGCGATTGATCTTTCATATGATCAAGCAGATACTATTGAAGAATTTACCGTAGATCTTCAAGTTCAATGGTGGGATTCTCTTGATAAGAATGGAAATAGTATTCTTGGGTCTGCGGGAGGAGAAGCATTCGATAGAACTAGTGCAAGTGCCGTATCAACGTTGTCTTTCCAATAACTATCTAAATAGTAGAACAAGGACAATAACGTTACTATGGCAAAACTGTTTGGTTTTAAGTTTGAAGACAATAGGGAGAAACAATCCAAAAAGGTTATTTCTCCCATTCCTCGTAATGAAGAAGATAAATCAGACTTTTACATTTCAAGTGGATTCTACGGTCAGTATGTAGATATTGAGGGTGTTTATAAGAGTGAGGCAGATTTAATCCGAAGATATCGTGAGATGTCTTTACATCCAGAATGTGATAGTGCGATTGAAGATGTTGTAAATGAAGCAATTGTATCGGACTTAAACGATTCTCCAGTAGAGATAGACCTTTCAAATCTTCCTGCTTCGGACAAACTAAAAGATATTATCCGAGATGAGTTTAGGTATCTCAAAGAAATTATGGACTTCGATAAGAAGTGCCACGAGATTTTTAGAAATTGGTATGTTGATGGAAGAATCTATTATCATAAAGTAATTGATTTCAACAAACCATCAGATGGTATTAAAGAAGTAAGATATATTGATGCTTTAAAAATTAAATATATAAGAAAATTAAAAAAAGATAGTAAAGATGCTTTTGGTACTGAATATAGAAAAATTGTAAATGATAAAAATCAAATTGATTTTGGTAATCAAGAGATTGAAGAATTTTATATGTACGACCCAAATGTTGGGTCATCACAAAATGCTACTTATAGAGTATCAGATGTAAATAATGTAAAAATTGCAAAGGATGCAATTGTATATGTTACATCTGGTCTTGTAGATAGAAATAAGCAAACAGTACTTTCATTTCTTCATAAGGCAATCAAAGCACTCAATCAATTAAGAATGATTGAGGATAGTCTTGTGATTTATAGACTATCAAGAGCACCAGAAAGAAGAATATTTTATATTGATGTTGGTAATCTTCCTAAGATTAAAGCAGAGCAGTATCTGCGTGATGTTATGAACCGTTATAGGAACAAACTTGTATATAATGCAGATACTGGAGAAATCAAAGATGACCGCAAATATATGGCGATGCTTGAGGACTTTTGGTTACCAAGAAGAGAAGGTGGTAGAGGAACTGAAATCACAACTCTTCCTGGTGGTCAAAATCTTGGAGAACTTGCTGATATTGAGTATTTCCAAAAGAAACTTTATGATTCTTTAGGTGTTCCACCAACAAGACTTGCTGCAGAAGGTGGATTTAATCTTGGTCGTTCATCTGAAATTTTAAGAGATGAATTGAAATTTACTCGTTTTGTTGGAAGATTGAGAAAGAGATTTTCTCAAATTTTTATTGATTTACTTAAAACTCAATTAATTCTTAAAAATATTGTATCACTAGAAGATTGGAATGTATTATCCGATCACATTCAGTTTGATTATGTTTATGATAATCATTTTTCTGATTTAAAGAAAAATGAATTGATGAATGATAAGTTGGGTGTTGTTGCTGCGATGGACCCGTATCTTGGTCGTTATTTTTCTGCAGAGTATGTAAGAAGAACAATTCTTGGACAAACTGATACTCAAATAAAAGAAATTGACGCACAAATGAAAAAAGAAATCAAAGATGGAATTATTTTAGACCCAGCAGCAATGTTGAACCCAATGGGTGCTGCAGGTGCTATGGGTGCTCCACAAGACCCAAATGCACTTGGAGCAATGCCTCAAGAACCAGGTTTAACTAATAGTCAAACAGGTGTTGATTTGGGGTCTGCTGGAGAATTATAAATAACTTTAGTTAAAAATTATTATAACTATGGACGATTTAATGGATATGATTCTAACTGACGAATCCCCTTCGGAAGTCAGTGATAAGATTAAAGAAATTCTTTTTGCAAAATCTGCAGAAAAAGTTAATGAAGTAAGACCAGAAGTTGCTGCAAGTCTCTTTGGTGAAATCGAGGACAATCAAGAATACGAGGATTGATAAATGAATGAATTTGAAGCAGACTATAATGATTTATCTGATTTCTTTTCAACAGTAAGTACTGGAAAAAAAGTAATTAAAGAAAAAAAAGAATCTTTGATTGGAGATTCTTTTGATGAACTTTTTTTGTCTACTTTAAATGAAGAAATCACTCCAGAAAAAAAGAAAAAGGTACAAGGACAAAGAACAGTTAAAGCATTTAAGGAATGGTTATATTCAGAGACACCAAAACAACAACACGAAATAATTGAAGATATAATTGAAAGGTCTTTAGATGAAGTTTATGAGGTTCTTGAAGAATATAAAGAAGAACCAAGAAATGAACTGATTGAAAGGTCATTAGGTCTTCTTGCAGAACCTTCGTATGTTAAACAGCAAAATGACCCATTAACTCCATTAGACCAAAAGTTTGCAACACTTGATGATTTACAAAATCATTATAGACTTTTTCTTTCTCGTATTCAACAACAACTCTCCACATTAGGTGGTGGTGGTGAAACTCGTCTAAGATATTTGGATGATGTTGTTGGTGTTGCAACAAATTCCGATGCTTATGATGGTAAGTATCTACAGTGGAACTCAGCAACAAATACTGCAGAATTCGTAACAGTAATTGGTGGTGGAGGTCAGGGAACTCAAGGAATTCAGGGAATTCAAGGAACTGGAGGATTGCAAGGTCTTCAGGGCATTGCAGGGTCTGGTGCTCAAGGAGTACAAGGAGTTCAAGGAACTGGAGGAGTACAAGGTCTTCAGGGCATTGCAGGGTCTGGTGCTCAAGGAGTACAAGGAGTTCAAGGAATTCAGGGTACTGAAGGAACTGGAATTCAGGGAATTCAAGGTACTGATGGGTCTGGTTCTCAAGGAGTTCAAGGTCTTCAAGGTACTGATGGTTCTCAAGGTATTCAGGGAATTCAGGGTGCTGATGGGTCTGGTTCTCAAGGAGTTCAAGGTCTTCAAGGTACTGATGGTTCTCAAGGTATTCAGGGCATTCAAGGTACTGATGGGTCTGGTTCTCAAGGAATTCAGGGCATTCAAGGTACTGATGGTTCTCAAGGTATTCAGGGCATTCAAGGTACTGATGGTTCTCAAGGAGTTCAAGGTCTTCAAGGTACTGAAGGAACTGGAATTCAGGGAATTCAAGGTGCTGATGGGTCT